AGTGTATTCTACTGTTTTGATCGTAAGAAACATGTTGATGCTACATTAGAAGACCTTATGGAAGGTGAAGATGTTCATATATGTATTGACTTTAACGTCATGCGTCAGTGTTCTAGTGTCTTCACACTTAGAGGGCATCAAATGCAATTTATTGATGAGTTCCAAGGGCATCCTGATACAGAATCACTGGCTATTGCTATTAAAGAAAAATATAAAGGCCATAAGATATATGCATATCCAGATCCTTCTGGTCGTGCTAGAAAGACTTCTGCTCCAGTAGGCCGTACTGACTTTAGTATATTAGAGACATATGGCATTATATGTAGAGCACACAGGGCTGCACCACCTATTATTGATAGTGTAGCTGCTGTAAACCGTAAACTATTAACAGCTTCAGGTAAAATAGACCTGTATGTACATCCTAGATGTTCCGGTACTATTTTATCCTTAGAAAGAACAAAATGGACAGACCGCAACTTAGATATCGCGACAATTGATAAGTCCGAAAATATAGAGCATTTTTCTGACGGTATTAGATATGCCACAGAATATCTCTATCCAATACAAACGGGCGGGAAACGGGTTTCTCGTGGGTTTAATTTCTAAAGGATTGAAAATGGATACACAAGACTGGGTAAACATAGTCTTAGGTATTGTTAGTTTCATTGCTACCTTAGGTGTAGCAAAATTAAATGGAATACAAACGAGCCTAGCAGACTCTGAGAAGGAAGTTAATGCTTTAAAATTATTAATCGCAAATGACTACGTTAAGCGCAGTGATATGCAACTACAGCTTACTGAAATATCTAAAAAGCTAGACAAACTAGAAGACCTAGAGTTGCAAATGGCAGACCATTATGCAAAGAAACAGGACTTGAAAGATCTAGGCGAGTCTTTAGGGAGGAAACTGGATCAAGTACTCAGTAAGTTAGATAACAAGGCAGATAGGTCGGAGTTAAGAAATGGCAAGGTCTAAGCTAACAGATTTAAAAGACGACATTATAGATGACGGTGGCAGTATATTATGGTCATTTATTAAAGGTGAGCAATTAGAATTTCCTATAACATTATCATTTATTGAAGACGCTACTATTGCAGGATATAAATGGGAAGCTGTTGTTGTTGAAGCCGCAAATGAAATAGATCAAACATCACCACCAACTACGATAAAGAATGGTGGACATCAAGCGAAATTGGTAGTAAGAGTTCCAACTAATGCAGGAACGTGGAGTGCTGTAGCTGCATATAACAGAGAAGATGTCGTTCTCTATAATGGCTTATACTATAGACTACTTTATGGTGCCGCAAGAATTAGTGCGCTATTACCTAATGTTGATCCGTTATGGGAAGTAACGACACTCAATATTATTTATGTACAATTTCCATCGACCCTAGGCTATGCATGGACAATACAACCAACTACAACATTTTCTAGTTATGGATTCTTTGAGCTTAGAGTAACAGAGCCTACAATGTCGCTCTTTACAAGAACATGGAAACCTGTTAGAGGAATGGTAGAAATCTTGTTTAGTCCTACAGACTTAGTGGCGGATGTCTAGAATATTTGTCCCATATAATGTAGATTTACCCGTTAAAGCCGAAGTGATTGCTAGGGTTTCTTCCCCTACATTAATTGCTACACAAACACAGAAGACAGTAGCAGAGGGTAAAGTTAATTCAAAGATGGTTTATGGTGATGCTCCTAAAATCCCTGTAGTCTCTTCGGTAGCAACCACGCCTGTTATTGCAATAGAAACTTTTAAAGATATAACAATAGCTCAATATGATTTAGGCAAATCTTCATTAGTCGATATAAGAGCATTCACTGGTGCATTAGATTACTTTAAAAGTTCAGACGTCGTATATGTCGCAGCAACCTTTAATAGAGTTTTACTTAATACATTATCTTATCAAGAATTTATTTCCAATGCAATAGGTAAAAAGCTTGTAGATAATGCTAATGTAAGTCAAGATAAGCTTAATATAGAAGTTGAGAAACGCTTAGCTGATAATTTTAAATACAATGACTCTGTTATATTACGATTAACAATAATTAGATTCTTTGAAGATATATATCAAACTGCTGAAGAGGCTATACTATCGTTTAATAAAGGCTTAATAGACAGTACTATACCTTCAGACACTATAGACTTACTTGCTGAATTTAAACGTACAACTCTCGACTTTATTAGTAATAGCGAACTTGTTGTATTTAATACTGAAAAAGAATTACAAGAAATACCTACGGCTACTGATATCTTAGATAGAATAGTTGAATATTATCGTAGTATTGAAGATACGATGCGAGGTAGTGATGATATATTCGGATTAGCCGACATAGATGATGCGCAATATGCATCTATGTTTAAAGTCACAAATGAAACTCTATTTGTACCAGAGGTATTATCTTTTGATGTCACTACAAAATTAATAGCAATATATAATGCTAATGATAGTGCGGCTATAACTTTAGATAAGTCCTTTAGTAATTCAATTAAAGAAAACGATATAAGCTACATTACGTTTGATCAAGTACATAATTCTAATATCAATTCATTGGATCCTCGATATCTTGAAATAGGTAAGAATGTTAGCGAGTTATTGACACATAGTCATGAATTATATTTTTATTCGGTAAAGGGTGTTAATACTCTCTATAGAAGTATTGAAGAGGCTTCAATTGATTTAGTAAAACCGATTGAGAATAATAGTTTACTTACTGATATTATATCATTAAAGTTTGATGCTTTACGTTTATTTATTGAATCTATTAGTTCGAAAGAAAGAATAACACTATCTGTTACAAAGAATATTGAAAATACTTTTAACCCTATAGATTTAATAACTATTCGATTAACATTTAATAGATACTTATCCGAAGTGTTCAATACCTCTGAATTATTATTATTTAGTGTTGATAAAGGTTTAATTGATATTGCAAAGAGCACTGATAGTATTGCTATACAAATGGATGTCGTAAGATTATTATACACAGCGTTTGTTTATTCAGATATAGTATCATTGTCACCAAATAAGGCTGCCATCTCGTCTTTATCTTATTCAGAAGAATCTTTTAGAACGATAAATAAATCAATTATTGATACATTATTAGTTAGCGATAATATACTAGGTAATGATGATCCTTTACAATCAGAGAGTTTTACCGTAGAAAAAGATTTTCCTAAGTTACTTGACACATTCTCAGCCGAATTTAATAAAATACTTTCAAGTCTTTTTACTTACTCAGACCAATTCTTATTCGGCTTCAATAAAGCTGTTCATGACACTTCTCAAACAGCTGATATAACAGCCAAAACTTTTTATAAAGTTATTGTCGATACTATTCATTCCATAGACATATTTACTGGTACCATTAGTCCAGAAAGAACACCAACAGATACCGGTAAGATCTCTGATAAAGCTATCATAAATGTACAATCCTATTTTGTAGACGGATATGTGGAACCAGGCTATATCGGCATAGATTATAACACTTATTAAGGATTAAAAAATGTTAAAAGATAGTTTAAGACCAGCAGGTATTGTTAACCTCGTATTGACCGATGAATTTGGTAATATCAAACAACAAGAAGAAACTAATTTAGTGGTAAATACAGGCTTAGCCTTTATTACTTCACGTATGCTAGACGCCTCAACACCTGTAGTTTCACATATGCAAGTCGGTACTGATGTAACAGCAACAGCTGTCTCTGCAACAGACGCAGTATTAGTAAATCCGTTAACACCTCGTGTAGGCTTATCTTCAGCAGCTGTCAGAGTACAGACAACTGTATTAAACGATTCAGTTCAATATGTAGCTTCATTTGCAGCAGGTATTGCAACAGGCGCTATTGGTGAGGCAGGCTTGTTTAATGACTTAACTACAGGTTTAATGGTTGCTCGCACTAAATTCCCAGTAATCAATAAAGGCGCGTTAGATACTTTAGCGATCACTTGGAAAATTACTGTAGCACCATAAAATGACTACGGTAGATATAACTACACGCGCGAGTCAAGAAGAACCTTTGACTATTGTACAAATGGACACAAACTTAACTAATTTAAAAGCAGGTATAGAGGAACTCTCTGATTTGCTTCCACAGATTAGTACAGATGCTGCAATTGCAATGGCAATCGCATTGGGGTAATTATGGCTCAAAATTTTAAAAGAGTCAGTGCATCTAGTATCGGGACTACCGCTACAACCATATATACTGCTACTTCTTCTGTAATATTGATCGGCTGTAATATCTCAAATCTTACCAATTTCGACTTACCGATAAGTATTTGGATAACAAATTCTACTGATACTTATCTTCTAAAGAATTATAGATTAAAAGGTAATGATAGCAAAGAAGTCGTACAAGGTAAGATTGTGTTAGAGTCTGGAGATGTAGTTAAAGCTATTAGCTCACTGGCTAACTCCATTGACGTACGTCTTGCTATGTTAACAGGAGTCGCATAATGTTTAATCACGTAGACGAAACATTTTATGGTTTTAGGGTAGACTCAAAAACTAGTTCATTGACTGTAGAAGTTATTTCAGGGGAATCTCCTATTGTATTACCTCAAGAAGGTTTTATCGATAGTGAAGATTACAAACAATGGCTATGGTCTAGGAATGCTCACCAGTTTGACTGGAGTGCTACAGGCCATTTAAGGGTGAAAGTAGTATGACACAATATATAGACTTAGGGAAGCTAAGATTTCAGTTCGCGGGAGAGTGGTTGGTAACTACATCTTACGAAACAAACGATGTTGTAAAATATGGCGGTAATGTTTATGTTTATACATTTGCATTAAAAACCGCAGGTGTATTACCTACCGCTACCTCACATTGGGCGTTAATGGTAGAGGGTTTTAAATTTAAAGGTGTATTCAGCACTTCAACTAATTATCGTATTGGTGATGGTGTAGCACATGGGGGTAAAGTATATGTATGTATTGTCGATACCGTTAATGTAACACCTCCTAACTCAGCTTATTGGTCTCAATTTGCAGATGGTATTCAGTATGAAGGCACATATTCTTCATCAGGCATTTATCAAAAGAATGATGTAGTTGTATATGGTGGTTCTACTTATATTGCTAAACAAGATTCAACTAACAATTTACCCACAGCAACAGCTTTCTGGGATAAATTTGTTGAAGGTGTTTCTGTAAAGGCTATTTATAATAATTCAACAGTGTATGTGCCTAACGATTTGGTAGCATATGGTGCAAATATTTATAAAGCTAAAGTAGATACAACAGGTCATCTACCTACAGAAACAAGCTATTGGGATATTTATCTCGCAGGCTTTTCTTACTTAGGTGTATGGTCACCCGCAACAGCATATAAGATTGGACAAACAATTACTTATGGCGGTTCTTTATTCCAAGCAGTAATCGATAGTACTAATGTTAATCCTACAGTCACAACATCTTGGACTAGAATTGTAGGCGGTATTTCTAACAAGGGGGACTGGACAACTGCTACGGCTTACGGCATAGATGAAGTTGTTACTTATGGTGGTAATACTTATATTACACTATTACCACATGCATCTACAGTATTTGCCACAGATTTAGCGGCAGGTGCTTGGCGTAAGTATAATAGTGGTATTAGATGGCGTGGAGCATGGGCAACAAGTACTTTATATTTACCTGACGATATTGTTAAAGATGCTGTAGGTTCTGCTTACATTGCAACTGCAACTCACACTTCAGCGCCGACATTTGTTCAAGACTCCGCTAAATGGTCACAATTTGTTGTCGGCGGTTCGGATGTCCTTCCGCCTATTGTAAATGGTGATACAGGGCGTTCGTTAACGGTAGGTGTTTCAGGCAATCTAATTGACTGGACTGGTGCAACAGAATCTAATAAAATATTCTATGTAGCACCGCACGGTGTCGATACATTAGATTCAGGTAGAAATTTAGCTACACCATTTGCTACTTTAAAGTATGCTACAGAACAGTGTGGTACTAACGCAACTATTTTCGTTAAGACTGGTACCTATGATGAACAATTACCTATTATTGTTCCAGATCATACAGCGATTGTAGGCGATAGTCAGCGTACTGTTACCATTCAAGCTAAAGCTGGGTTATCAACAGATGGTATAACAAGCAACGCCAATTCTTCAATGTTCTTGATGGGCAATGGGTCTATCCTTAATAAAATGACCTTCAAAGGTATGACAGGGTGGGTTACAGGTACGACTGCGGAAGATATCACAACATCCACAATAAAAGGTGTAGTTGTAAGATTTAACCCAGCATCGCCTGTTATGACCAAATCGCCTTATGTTTTGGAATGTGCTGCGATTTGTAGTGGAGCTATTGGGGCATTAATTGACGGTAGTATTCATGCCGCTGGTGCTAGAACTATGATCTTCCATGGCTATACTGTTATCTCAGATAATGGTGTAGGCTACTGGGTAAAAGATGGTGGTAAAGCTGAGATTGTATCTTGTTTCACATATTATTGCTACTTTGGTTATTCAGCTACGGGCGGTGGTTTCATTCGTGCATTAAATGGCAATAACAGCTATGGTACTTGGGGTGCAGTCTCAAGAGGGTATGATACGTCTGAAACGCCGATTACAGGTGCTTTAGTTGGTCAACAAATAAACTTCCTATATGGCAATGGCTCGATAAACGAAAACGATATAGTAACAGGCCCCAACGGTAGCGCTACTGTGACTAATGTTCAGTATTCCGCCAATAAACTTTATGTGAAAAATGCCACAGGCACATTTACATTAGGCGATGCACTTACATTTACAAGTGGTGGTACAGGTACTGTATCAGCTGGAGCTTTAGAGAATCAGAAAGGTTTTGTGTTAGTAGTTACGAATCTGACCGCAGCGCCTAAGCCTGGCTCGAGTATTTCCTTAGTGGGTGATACTTATGCATACGTTATTCAAAGTGTTTCTGGCACATATATTAATAATACTAGTACATTAGTATTAATTTTATCACAGGAAAAACCTACAGGATCGCCTAGCGGGACTGTTGCGACTGTAAGAACAAAATATAGTCAGATTCGTTTGACAGGACATGACTTTTTAAGTATTGGTACTGGCGGTGTAACAACAACTAATTATCCAGGTCTCCCAACACAGCCGGCAGCTCAAGGTAATGAAACCGAAGAAGCTTATCCAGGGCGTGTTTTCTATGTAAGTACCGATCAAGATGGTAACTTTAGAGTAGGTGAATATTTCAGGATTGATCAGGCTACTGGTCGTGCTACACTTAATGCTAATGCTTTCGATCTAGCAGGGTTAACATCATTAAAGCTCGGTTCCATTGGAGCACAGCTTGGTGAAACTATTAATGAGTTTTCTAGTGATGCGACCTTATCCGGTGATTCTAATGTAGCCGTTCCAACAGAACACGCTGTTAAAGCTTATGTTGATTCTCGAAATGCTTCTACAGTAGCCGCTATCGATGCGACAACTATATATCCGTTAACCTCTCTTATTACCGACACTGATAATGTAGTTGGCGAAGATGAAGTTAAATATATAACAACAGGTACGGTAATTAGTAGCACAGTTGCAATCGAAGGAGCTGTAATCTTAGTGGATATCACCACAGGCACCGTTTTACAAACATTGGTCAAGAGTCCTTCTGCAAGTACAACTTTAACAGGCAGTTTCTTGTCTGCCAAACAGCAATATAGTATCCCTGATTGGGTTACTGTTACTGTAGGCACAACATCAACAGTAAGCATTCTCGACATTCCACGTACATATTTATTTTAAAACTAGGAGCTAAAAAATGGGTAAAATTATAGTAGATCAAATTCAAAAACCAGGTGGTTCAACATTTACATTACCTTCAACAGCAACTGCGGGAGCAGTGTATAGTGATGCTAATGGTAATTTATCAATTAGTAGTGTTAAATTCGCGCCTGTCGAAGGTAACACAATCGGTATGATTGTAACAAGTGCTGCACAAGGCAACGTGTATGGCAGTACTGGCTCGTGGACTAGTGACGGCCCTGGGGGTCAAATATACTCAGCACGCTACGTAGGTAACACTACGACAGATGCTAATAGTACCTATGCGGCTTTCAACATGGTAATGGGCGACGGTATGCCAACAAGCACCAGTGATCGTTTATTTGCATACAACCGTAATGGTGATATTTATCGCCAATGCTATTATGCAAATAACAAGCGTTTAGGCCATATGCGCCAGCTGCAATATTATGATAACAACACAACTGATGACTATACTGGTATTACAATGTCAGTACTTCCATTACGTAATACTACCAGCGCATCAATTACTAAAACAGTTACTTTTTATCATAGCGCTGATTTTAGCTCATACGGTGGCGCTGCTCTTGCTGTATACACTCCGACTAACAACGTAACTTATAGTGCTGTAATTTCAGGAACTTGGTCACAACCTTATACTTATGCAGCAAGTACCAATAACACAGGCGGTAACGCTTCAGTAGTAATTCCTGCAAATACTACAGTATTGCTTTTATATGCAACTTCACACAACTATCAAACAACTAATAAATTCGTAGATTCACATTATTACTACAATTTAGATACTGTAATTGATGGCTCTGTTATTTGTGATTTACGGATGTTAGAAACATTACGTACTAATCGGAATCTAGGAAATGCTACTAATAATTTAGATATGCCTAGGTATTATACACAGTGCGCTACTCAGTACGGAGATAGATAATGTTTGCAAGGTTTGATGAAACAGGCAGCCTAATTCAAGCTCAAAATGTTTTACCAGACGACGAAACTAAACAGGAATTTTTTGAAATTCCTTCTAGTTTTCTTGACTATAATAAGCTTAAATTAGTTAAAGGCAAAATTGTAGAATTGGCAGATGCAGAACTAAAAGAGTTTCAAAAAGAACTTAATAAAATTCGTTTAACTAGAGCTGCAGAACGTAAGTTAGATCAGCTTAAATTAGAATTAAAAGAGCTTACTAGTCCTGAATTGTGGGATGCGTATTCTGAGGACAAAAAGAAGTCTATTTCAGAGTATAGACTAGCCTTAGATAATGTCGCAAAACAAAAAGACTATCCAAACGAAATAGTCTTTCCAGTTTTGTCTGTCTAATAACGGAGTAGGGTTATTGCCCTACTCATTTTACCTTATTAGGATAACTTATGACAAAAATTATAACAGATCAGATTCAGAAAAGAGATGGTGTTACTCTTACATTGCCCTCTAAGGATGGTGCAGCCAATGCGCCTTTAGTTACAGATGGGAAAGGTAATCTATCTTTTGGAAGTACTAGTACTAGTGGTGGTGGTGGTGGCGGTCCTATTGGCCAAGCCCTCTATGGCTTTGGTTCAGGAACTTATACTTGGACGTGCCCACCTGGTGTTACTAAGGTCTCCGTTGTTTGCATTGGAGGCGGTGAAGCCAGTCGCGGCTCCCAATGGTCAAATTATGGAGGTTGCGGTGGAGGTTTAGGTTGGAGAAATGATATTCCTGTAGCTCCAGGCCAAAATTACACAGTTGTAGTTGGTGAAGGCGGTGATGGCGCTAATGGCTCCTATGCCGGCAAAAGTAGCTATTTCATTAGTACAAGTGTTGTATCCGGTGGTGGTGGTAGTCAGGATAGTAGCGGTTATGTTGGCGATGGCGGTGGCAACGGTGGCGCCTCTGGTCAATATGGCGGCGGCGGTGCTGGCGGATACACAGGCAATGGCGGTGCTCAAAGCTCTAATGGGGCTGGCGGTGGAGGAGCAGGAGGTGGTACTTATAGTTCCACACATGGAGGTGCTTCAGGAGGTGGTACAGGGCCATTTGGCCAAGGCCCTAGTGGTAGTCATCGTAGTCACTCTGGCGGCCAGGGCGGTAGTGGCGGAGAAAGTGGAACCATAGGTGAAAACCCTTGGTGGAGTTATGGTGTTTTTGGCGGTAGACGTGGCGGCTTATATGGCGGTGGCGGAGCTGGCACAGGGTCTAATGCTACATATGGTGGCGCTGGTATGAATCCAGGCGGACGCGGTTGTGTAAGAATTATATGGGGCGAAGGTAGAAGGTTCCCATCAACAGGTACAGGAGATATGTAGTGGTATTATATAACTATGTTGTAAATGAAATAATTATTGAAAGTAAAATCCCATACGAAGAAGTATTGCGTAGAACTGGTCTTAGCGACCAAGTCGGTCTTACAGAAGCAGGCTATGTAGAATATTTTGAACCATATGAAGCACCGGTTGTTACCACAGAGCAATTATTAGCAGGTATCCGTAGCCATCGTGATTATTTATTAGAAAAATCAGATTGGACGCAACTTCCTGATACTGGACTGTCTCAAGAAAAAATTGCAGAATGGAAAGCCTATCGCCAAGAATTAAGAGACTTACCGCAAGTTTATGAAAACATTGAATCAATTGCTGATTTTATTCCACCTGTTCCTCCTGCGTAATGCTACGTGACTTAATCCACGATAAACATAGTGAGGCGGAAAATCACCGCTTCACTAAATTATTGTTAAGTGGAACAATACCAAAAGAAATATATGCAGACTATCTATATTCACAATTCAGATGCTATGCTATTTTAGAAGAAAGAGCCAGGTCTCTCGGAGTACTTGATAACCTTGAAGGGATAGAACGTTCCATTAAAATATTTCAAGACTTTGATGAATTAGATTGTGATGCGCTCAATTACGATTCTGTTGAAAAGTACTCACAACATATACTAGCACTAGATAAGGCGCAACTCTTAGCTCATATTTATGTTAGACATTTCGGAGATATGTATGGTGGCCAAATGATTAAAAAGGTCATTCCAGGCTCCGGTAAAATGTATGAATTCGAAGATAGACAAGGATTAATCGATAAGATCAGACCTTTGCTATCAGATGACTTAGCTGATGAAGCTAATAAATGTTTTGATTTCGTATTAAAATTATTTGACGAGATTTCAGATGAGCACGATATACAAAAAGTTCAATGAGTTAATAGATTATTTATATGACCTTGCACAGCACACTGTATGAGTGAAATCTTTGAAAGATTAACAGTTCAGGCTGAACAATTCAAAGTGTTACTAGATAACTATGCTGAAGATACGAATGAAGAGCATGATTTCGGTTGGGAAAATAGAGTGTATAGTAACCATTATATACGTAGAGCTCATTTAGATATTATTGACCTTCGGGACACTAAGAAAATCTATATGATGCATCTCTGTATATTCCCAAAAATCACCTCTAATTCTCCTATCTTTGGTGTAGATATTGTGGCTGGCCCTAATAAGGTAACGGGCGCATTTCTTGATTACTCTCCTGTGTCTGAAGATAGTCATCCATTAACTAGTTGGTTTGCTTCAGAGACGAAGAAGTATAGCTGGAAGAGAGAGCGCGAGTTGCCTGAATGGGCACGCGCTATATTCAGTAAAGATATGGTAGCTGCGAGTAATATAAACACTATAACCGAATTAGATGCATTTTTAAAGCTAGCACACGATTCACTTTCGTGTTATTTAACAAATGTAAATTATTCTTCTAGCGAAGATTTATATATAGATCAACAAAATTTTTACTGTAAGATGCAAAAACAAAATCCTCATACGCCAAGAGTTTTAGAATCGTTAGGCTTTGAGAAAGAACTAGTAGTTAATTTTATTAATACAGGATTATTTCCGGAGATTGGTATGTCATTTTTAGATGATTTAAAAGATTCAGTAGAAGAGGTTGTTGAAGTACTAGTTCCTATTGTACCTCACAGCATTGTAGAAGATGTTGTCGACGTAACTGTTGACACAATTGTAGAGGTTGTATCATGACAAACAGTTTAGATAAAGCATTTAAAGATGCAGGAAAAGCTATTAATCACACTGTACACGAAGCAGCAGATGTTGCAGAAAAAGTTGTGACTAATCCTGATGTACAAGAAGTAGCAAAAGAAGTTGCTATTGGCGTTATTGTTGCAGCGGTATAATTATGGAACTTAGCGATAAAGGCGCAGAAGACTTAAAAGGTTCTGAAGGGTTTAGATCGCAACCGTATCCAGATGGTGAGGGCGTCCCTACTATTGGCTTTGGTAGTACTTTCTATGAGAATGGTACTAGAGTCACATTAAAGGATGCTCCCATTACTAAGGAGCGAGCGTTACAACTTTTCAAAGTTACCCTTAAGCAATACACAAGTGCAGTTGATAAAAACGTAACTGTACCGTTAACACAAAACGAATTTGATGCATTAGTAGAATTTACATATACATTATTGAAGCGACTCAATGCAGGGGCACCTAAAGATCAAGTAGCTGCTCAATTCCTTAGATGGAATAAAGATGAAGGTAAAGTCGTTCCAGGCTTAACCAATAGACGTAAACGTGAATCAACTAAATTTTTAGGAAAATAAAATGGCAGATCAGCAAGAAACATTAACCGTAGCCCCTAAAGTTATGGCAAAGGTACAACCAAAAGAATTTGTAAATAAAATTACATCTAACTGGAATATTACACCTACTGAAGTTGAAGAGGAAATCACAGCTTTGAATAGCGTGACAAATGAATATTTTGAAGGCACTATTGTTGAATTTAATAGACTATTAGAGGCTTAGTATGACATACGGCCCTACTAAGACAGTTGCGGATCCTTGTCAAGCGTATGAGTATCTTAAACCTTCGTGGAATAAGGCACGTGCTGTATGCAATGGGGAACGTACTGTAAAAGAGTTGGATCAGTATATTGATCTAATTAGATTTAGCAATTTGCTGATACCCTTCTCTACAACAATGAGCCAAGCTCAATATGACTTTTATAAGTCAGAAGCTGAATTACCAGGCATTACTGCACAATTTGCTAAGATGCTTGTTGGGGGTTTATTAAGAAAAGCTCCTATATTGACATTACCAGATGAAGTTCCTGAAGAAGCTAAAGATTGGCTTATCAACAATATCGGACGTGATGACTCTACACTAGTGGCATTTCTTGATGAACTATTGTGGGAAGAGATCAATACATCCCGTGCATGGGTATTTGTAGACCACCCATCCGTTAATGATGTTGAGAACTTAGATAAAGAAACTAGAGATATGATTAAACCATATCCTATTTTGCAAAAAGCTGAAACAATTGTTAATTGGGCAACAACTGTAGATGTATTTGGTAAAACAGTTTTAAAATATGTAATTGTTAAAGGTTACTCAGAAGATTATACTACTAATGAATTCCATGCTCTGAGAGTCCCTACGGTATGGGTGCATGAGTTAAACGAACAAGGTAATTACCAAATCCGCAAGTTCATGGGCACAACTAAAGATAATGGTGATCAAACTCTTAAAATAGGGGGTATTGGTGAGAAAGCGCAGCAATTACTACCTTCAGGCCATTTTGAATTAATAGAAACATTTGACAATATACTTAATAACGGGGAACCGCTAAAGCATATTCCTGCATGGCCTGTTAATGGTAATATAGAACCTATTATGCCATTATTAATGCCTATCGTAGATAAAGAGATTAGCCTATATAATAAAATTAGTAGACGAAATCATTTACTATACG